TTAATTCCTTGCATGATATTTATATTTAGTTGTTTTTATTTTACAGTGTAAAGATACAGCTATTTTTTAAACTACCAAACAAAATGCAAAAAAAGTTTAAATTATTTTTGTCCTTAATATATATATACACAAAAACTATATGAAATAAATTCTAATAAATTTGGTCATGTTAAATATTTGTTGTACTATTGTACTATAATTAAACAACAATACAATGACAACAGTAATTTTAACTATTATCGTGGTGGCTCTTTTAGGGCTACGCAGAGACATCAAGAGAGGCAATCCTAACTTATAAGGGTTGACCTCTTTTTGTGTTTATATATTTGTACAGCCATAACTGCGCTTATTCGATAGCGTGACCCTATGCGGCTATAGTTGACAGTGTGTCAGTGTGACATCATGTCATGCCCATGGGACTAGTATAAAAATACTCAAATGTGACTATAACAAACCCAATCAAAATGGGACTAGTATAAATACGACAAAAAAAAGGGAGCCGAAGCCCCCTCTAGTATAAATAATAAAACAATAACTACTAGTATAAATCAAATCAAACTGACCACTAGTATAAAAACAATTTAAATTACTAGGACACAACCCCCAGTAGTATAAATAAAATCAATTCTCTTTATCGAAAGATATTTCACTCTCCAGTTCAGTTACTCTGTATCTAAGCTTGGAGTTTTCTGATTTAAGATCGTTATTCTCGTTTCTAATGTCGTTATAGATATGCTTCCATGCTTCCCTATCAAGCTGAAGAGAAGTCGTGTATAAACTTACCTCAACGACTGCTGTGACAAACTTCTGTAAATCCTGGTTATCAGGTTTCATGTCAGAATATTGCTTAGCCAAACCCTGCAAAAATATTAAGTTTGCATTATTGACCATCTCCTTGGTAATATCGAGCTTTTTCTTGAGTTGCCCTTCCTCGTTATTAATATTCCTCATGATAATAAATATTGCTTATTCTACAGTTTAGTGTAGCACCTGCGTGCATCTCTAAGGCCTGCATCATTCCTGCGCATACCTCGTAAAGCTCTTTAGCTTCATAGTCTTGTATCATTGTTAAACACTCGTCGTAGTCCATCCAAAGGGACAGAGCTACGAGAGTATCTATTTTGCTATCACTAATTAGATTCTGCATCGACATATCTTTTCATTTTGTCTAAGCTTAATGATGTATGCTCTTTATACTTGTAAACAGTCATACCTTCTACCTTAATAACTTGTATTTGGTCATACAAATTAGTTTCTTTAACCTCTACAACTTTCTTAGTAGCTGGTTTCTTCTTTGCTGGTCTAGTTTTCTTTGCTGGCATAATTAAATGGTTTTAGTTATTAAATATTGATTTAAATCTATGAGCTCATCTAAGAAGATTACTTTGTACTTTGATACAATGTCATCTAATTTAGCTTTACCTCTCTCTAAGAGCTCTTGAGAGGCCTCAAATACGCCTATTTCGGTTGTAACCTTATCGATCACTAGCCAAACAAAGCGTGGCTTGTTAAACATCTTAGTATAAAGATAAGCTTGGATGTCATAATCGTACTTTTCAACAGTAAATTCAAACTGATTCTTAGTACCTCCACCTCTTAAGTCTATCTCCTGCACTCCGTCACCAGTAGTCTTTACATCTGCAACGAAATCATCTCCTAATATGTCTGCTTTACCTCTAAATGGAACTTTATTGTAGTCTAAAAGTCCTGGTACTTCAAACTCATTGCCTTTTAAGTAACTGGAGCAAGTGTCATTAAGTAGGAATGATTGAACTATCCTATTATTAATATTGCGCTCCTTAACAGTATAAGTATTGTCTTTACCATTTTCCACAACAGACTCCTTCCAAATCTTAGTATTCTTAGATGAAACGTCTACAAATGTAAGATTATTGTATTTCTCTGGCTCTAGTATCTGCATGTGGATTAATTTACCATCTCTTAGAGGTTGAGTCTCTACCATCTTCTGTTTCTGCTTCCATACGAAGTATTTAGGGCTCTTTAGAAGCCACTTTGCACTTGAGTAAGATAAAACCTTACTAACATTCATTTCGTTGTAATAGAAGTCATCATTTACCATCTTAGCTAAAAGCTCTGACTCATCGTATCTTTTATTGTCTAATAATACCATATTATTCTATTTTTATTGCGTTAGATTCTACTACTTCAGCTTGTTGAGGTACATGAACATAATTATAGCTGTGTATCATCAGTTCAACTCTCTCCTTCAACTCTGCCAACTTTGACTCTGGACAAGTCATAAGCAATGCGTCAAAATCATTATTGATTCTCTGCAATCTCTGCTTAGTCAAATCCTTTGTCACATCAACTCCGAAAACATTCCACAACGTATTGCAAGTTTCTTTGTCTCCTAGTCTTATCATGTCATTTATGTATGCATTGTGATAATGTACTACGTCATGACCTATTCCCCATTCAGCTGTTATAACTGATGGCTTATATCCGTTCTCGGTAGCGTACCACAAGGCAATTCGCCTTGCAGTTACTACTTCAGCTCTTCTACTCTTAGACAACATATCTAATTTAAAGTGCTCTTCTACTGTTTGTTTTATCTCTACTAGAGTCATTATATTGGACAGATTTCTTGCTTAATTCTTCCTCCATCAACATATACAACAGATGGAACTCCATTGGTAGGAACTGTCCTGTAATACTCTCCTGCCACCCCTAAATCATAAATATAACATTCTTCTTGAGGCTTCTCGCAACCTACTACAAGTGCTAGTGTCAATGAAACTATAGTTAGTATGGCTATCTTTATTAAAAAGCTTCCAGTTTCTTTAGCTGTCTTAACAAGTTCTTGTCTTTTAGCTCTTTCATACCTGGCCTGCTCCTTTATGGCTTCTATAGCTAAAGTCTGCTTAGCCTGCTCTTCTAGTGTCAACTCTCTGGCTGCTTCTCTTAATCTTTGTGTACCGTAATCCATATTGTTTTTATTTAATTATTTACCTTGTCCTACATAAGGCTTTTTATAGCCTGTTTGACCTTTACTTGCGTTCTTTGAGTGAACACCTTTTCTTTTCTTCTTAGCCTTTTCTGTGTGGCTGTATACTGCTTGTTTTGCCATTGTTGTTGTTTTTAAATTATTATCTATTTACGTTATCTAATTTCTGTATAAGTTGTCTGCATTCAGACTTTTCTAGTAGTAGTTGCTTGTCTGCCATGAACTCACATTCACTTAGTGTTACTATGTAGCAGCTACCATCTGTACTGTTATCTCCTATTGTTACTTTCATCTTTTGTTGTTTTATTTGTGCAATCATAATCTGGATGCGCTTCGTATTCTGCTTGAGTGTAGTTCCAGTGGTAAGTAGACATATGAACTGTCTTCATATCTGGAGCTGGGTTGCCCACAAACTTTAATGGGCCGCAGCTAGTTGCTAGTATCAAAATTAATATTGCTCTCATTAGTATAATTGTTTAAAGTCTATTGCTGCTTCTGGGTGGTAGTGTCTAAGTATGTCTGATACAGCCTTGTCAACTACGTGGTCTGCTACCTGTGTTTGTATTAGGTATGTCTTGTGCCCGTAACGTGGGCAGTCGATGATTAGCTCTCCCATTACGATTCCATTTGCTTAATGCGCTTGAAAGTAAGTGCTAAGTCATAATCTCTGTCTGCGTCCATGCGATCCATTGCGCGTTGGTCGTCTGTCAAGTTGTTGTCGATTGCTGTGTAAATTTCTGTAAGTGTCATAATATTGTTTTTTATTGTTATTGTTAGTACAAACATACAACAAATATTTGTAACCACCAAACATATATACAAAAAAAAAGGGAAAAACTTTTACATCTTTCCCTTATCTTATTGATTATGACCTTATTGGCCTCCTAAAGTATTTTACAAAATATCTCATTAATCACACTTTTCTACTTTAGTTACTTTAATTGGGGACTTAAATTCTACATCCCAAACTCTTTTCTTTGTCTCTCTAGTCACCGAGCAACTGCTTGCGACAATCATTATCAATGAAATTACTATCATGATAATACCAAATCTAATTAATTCTAAATGTTTCATTTCTTTACTTTTTAATTAATGTGTAAATTAATACTAATGCTGCAGTGACCACTAAAGCCACTGCGTTTACTAAAACTTCTTCTTTACTTATTTTCATTTTCTAAATATATTTGTAGTGATGCTAACGCTCTCCATGCAACCTTTGCCAGGTGTAATACATTGTCATCGTCCATAGGATTAACGCTGTGGTCAATGAGGTGACGTACAAGAGCATCTTCATTATCAAAACTTTTAGTTTTATCCCAATATAACTCATCTCCTTGATTGTGTTGTTTCTGACCTGCCATAGAACACTTAGAAACCTCCTTTAAAGCGTCTGGAAAGTACTTAAGCACACCAGAGTATACTGGCTGACCTTTTCGTACGTCTGCGTCCTCCTTAAAGACTCTACGAGTTACCGTGTAGTCACCTCCACCTATAACTTTTTTGTCATAGTATTCCGGTGTATGGTCTAATTTATCGTCTATCATTCTACCGTAAGTACTCATTATAGTGTCATTAGTTCGTTAATAGCTGTGTGACCACCTATAACCACTCCACATCCAATAGCTGGCTTCTTACCTGCCTTAGCGTATGCCATAGCGTAAGTATCGAAGTTAATACCACATCCTACCTGCATACCAAACACTTTAAAGTTACGTCCTACTGACCATTCAGTATAACATTGTGTATGTAAGTGACCTTGCACTGTAGACATCATATCTGCTTTAGACTTAGTACGAGCTGTACCCGCTTCACCGTGAATGTATTGTACATCATCATAAACTACACGCTCTGTAAAGTTCCATTTAGGCGTGTTTAAGACATCTTTGTAGTCTTTAACCCATTGCCTTGGTACTTGTGAAGATTGTGCCTTACGCATAATGATACGGTCATGGTTACCGATAGTAACGTCTGCTTTAGGGAACTCCTTGTACCATCGAGCTAAACGCTCTATAGCAAGCTCAAGTTCTTGGCCTCCACCCATTCCATTCGCATCAGTTTCGTGATATGAAGAGTAGTGGTTATCAATAACGTCTCCAATGAACACTACCTTATTACAGTTGTACTTAGCGTACACCTCTTTACAGTGATCGAAGTAGCCATCTAAATCAAACGGCGCATGCAAGTCACCAATTACAAGTATGCGATTCTCCTTCTTAGTGAAGTGATTGAATACTGCTTTCTTGTTTCCACTTAAACGTGGTCTGAAATCTTTCTTTGCTTTACTCATTTTATATTGTTTTTATTATTATAGTACAATAGTACAAAAAATATTTTAATCTACCAAATATTTGTCTTGAATAATTTGATATAATTTACTTTTAAGAGTAAAGAATATATATCCTAGGTCAAAATCAAAGTCTTCAGTCATTGAGTTTTGTATGAAATCATCTGTAGTTAGTAAGTCTAAATACAAATCAGATACAAAGTCTTCTGCTTGGTAGGTTGAGTCTACTTGGTTTTCATAGCTAGCGTCTACCATAAGACCATTAGTTATGTTAAGTAGTGTCTCTCTGTGATTCGTATATAACAAATCTACTGCTTCGTTATTCTGCATCTTTTCTAGTCCATGTTAATGTTAAAATTAAGACACCTAAAGCAACTTGGTAGTTGTAGTCGGTTTCCTTCTCGTCCTCAAAGTAGTTTGAAGCTTGGCTAATACCAAACATAAAACCTTTGTTGAGTGACAGCGTAAGGTCTGCATCTTCCTTGAAGTAAACTAGAAATGCACTACCTATCATAGCTAATAAAAATAATGTTGTTATCTGTAATATCATATTAAAAATCTAATGTTGGTTCATAATCTAATTGTGGTGCTGCCTTAGGCATTACATCCATACCAGCGTATGTAAATCCACACGATCCTGGCATCATTCTGAGACAGACTGGGCTGTCGATACTGGTCGGACGCCCGCCAGATTCCACCTCTTTGACTTTTCTAACGTGAATCTCACTAATCATCCAGTCAGTTGGGCTTTGAGTGTATCTGTGTACTGTATACACTTGGTTAGCACGGTTTCCCCATTTACCTCCTCCTTCAACGTCAGCCATTGATGGTGGAACTGGTAGGCCCTCGTACTGGTGGCCTTTAGGGTGAACTCTACGCAATGCTTCTGTTACTGCGTGAGTGTTGAGCAATATTGAAACGTCCATCTTATCACAAAACATTCTCATCTTTGATGCGATTTGATAGTCGTATTCATGGCCTCCTACTTTACGCATGAGGTTGCTGTCTTTTGTTAGGGAATTGTAAGGGTCTATAAGAAAGCCATCGAAGTCAAACTGCTCGAACTTAATCTGCATCGCTTCTTCTAATAGTGATTCGGCTGTATAGAGCTTATCAAATTCCATAATCTTAAAATGATT